CAGTGGGTCCGGAACTACATCTGGACCAACCGCAAGCGCCTCCGCCTCCAGCACGTGATCTGGGAACAGCACATCACGTCGACCGTCACCTCCCCCGGTGTCGTCCGGAAGATGGCCGACCGAGGCAGCCCGACCGAGAACCACATGGACCACGTCCACGCGCTGTTCTTCGCCGGAAGCTACCAGAAGCCCTCCCCTTCCTCCCCGGCCCCCTCCAACCCCACCAAGCTGACGGTGGCTGAGGTCGCCAAGGAGATCGTCGAGAAGGGCAACTGGGGCAACGGCCCAGAGCGAGTCCGAAAGCTGCTGGCGGCTCACCTCGACCCGGCGAAGGTTCAGGCCGAAGTCGAGCGTCTGCTCCAGAGCGACCATGTCGCCACCGGCCCCAAGGGCCGCAAGACCTACAAGCAGCTCGCCGACGAGGTCTACCGCGGCCTGTGGGGCGACGACCCCCAGCGATCCAAGAAGCTGCAGGCCGCGGGCTACGACCCGGCGACCGTCCAGCGTGAGGTCAACCACCTGGTGAACGAGAGGCGGCGCTAAACCGTCAAAATGAGAGGAGGTGTCCTACGTGGCACAGAGCGTACTGAACAGCGTCAAGAAGATTCTTGGCATAGCTGACAGCGATACATCGTTCGACGTCGACATCGTGCTTCACATCAACTCCGTGTTCTCGGTTCTCGATCAGCTCGGCGTCGGGCCAGCAGGTGGTTTCGAGATAGACGATTCCACCGCCACGTGGGACGACTTCGTCACGGACAAGAGGATGAACTCGGTACGGACTTACGTCTATCTCCGGGTTCGCCTCTTGTTCGACCCGCCGAGCACGTCATTCGTCATCGACTCGATGAACAAGCAGATCGCCGAACTCGAATGGCGGCTCAATGTCGTGAGGGAGGGAGACTCATGGGTGGACCCCGATCCGCAACCGGCGGTGACGTCAGACACATGGTGGTGAGCAACCACTCGACCGTTATCGTCGCCCTCCCCGCCGAGGATGATCCGGTCCGGAAGTTTTCGAGTGAGAAGGAACCTCACCTGACACTTCTGTATCTGGGCGACTACCCGTACACCAGCGACGAGATGGTGCACATCACGGAGTACGTCCAGCATGCGGCATCTCTTCTTTCGCGCTTCGGACTCGAAGTCGTAAACAGAGGAGTACTCGGCCCCAAGGATGCCGACGTGCTGTTCTTCAACAAGAAGTGGTCTAAGCACATCGCCACTTTCCGCAGTCAGCTCCTCGCCGACCCTGTTATTTCGAAGGGTTTCCTTTCGACAGATCAGTTCCCCGACTGGACTCCTCACCTGACGATGGGTTACCCCGAAACTCCGGCCACGAAGGACACACGGGAATTCCCCGGGTTTTCCTTCGTGAACTTTGACCGTATCGCTCTCTGGACTGGGGATTACACGGGCCCCACATTCCAACTACCGACTTATGACCGTGACTTGGAGGTCGCGATGTCTCAGCTCGAACGAGGCCGCTCCGCCATGGGAGACGTCCTCCAGCACCACGGCGTCAAGGGCATGAAGTGGGGCGTTCGTCGAGGTGAAACCGGAGCTTCAACAGCCCCGTCATCGCCCGGACCTCGTCCTAAATTGTCCGAAGATGTCAAGAACGTGAGCCGCATCCACACCAAGATCCGGAACGGTGGGACGGGTTCACTCTCCAATCAGGAGATGCGACAGTTCCTGGAGCGGATGGATCTGGAGCGCCGATATTCACAGATGACGGCGGTGCCCCAGGCGAAGTCGAGGCTTGACTTGGGTCACGACCAGGTGAAGCGTTATCTCGCCATGGGACAGACCTACGAGAACGTCCGCAAGTTCCTGGAAACCGACACGGGCAAGATGGTGAAGACCGGAGTCAGCACTGCTGTGACCGCCGGACTTGCTTACGCTACCGGTGGTACGTCTGCCGCGGCAACAGCTGGCGCCGGTGCCATCATCCGGCGAGTAGCCAGTCAATAAGTAGAAGGGAGGGTAGACGATGGCTCTGTCGAACACGGAGACTCCTTATTACTACGGGAAGTTCCGTGACGCGGTGTTGCGAAGCGAGATTCCTGTCAATCGGGAAATCTCCATGGAGATGAACCGCATCGACGCACTCATCGCCAACCCGAACATCTATTACGATCCGGATCCCGTAGAGGGTTTCGTCAAGTACTGCGAAGGTGAGCTCACGCTTACCGACGGAAGCGACCTGCATCTTCTCGACTCGTTCAAACTCTGGGCCGAGCAGATATTTTGCTGGTACTACTTCGTAAACCGCAGTGTGTATGAGCCGGACCCCGACAAGCATGGCGGTCGTTACATCGACAAGGTGATCAAGACACGGCTCACCAAGAAGCAGTACCTCATTGTCGCCCGAGGTGCAGCCAAGTCCTTGTACGAGTCGTGCCTGCAGAGTTATTTCCTCAACATCGATGCGGCTACGACTCATCAGATCACCACCGCTCCGACGATGAAGCAAGCGGACGAGGTCATGTCTCCCGTCCGTACCTCCATCACTCGAAGCCGCGGCCCTCTCTTCGCATTTCTCACCGAGGGTTCGTTGCAGAACACCACTGGTTCCAGAGCCAACCGAGTCAAGCTGGCCGCTACCAAGAAGGGTGTCGAGAACTTCCTCACGGGTTCGATGCTCGAGGTCCGGCCAATGACCATCAACAAGCTCCAAGGCCTCCGAACAAAAGTGGCAACGGTCGACGAGTGGCTATCCGGAGATCTCCGAGAGGATGTCATCGGTGCAATCGAGCAAGGTTCTTCGAAGCTCGACGACTACCTTATTGTGGCCGTCAGCTCTGAGGGAACAGTCCGTAACGGCAGCGGTGACACGATCAAGCTGGAACTCCAGGACATCCTCAAGGGCGAGTACCAAGCCCCTCACGTGTCGATCTGGCATTACAAGCTGGATGAGCTGGAAGAAGTCGCAGATCCGTCGATGTGGCTGAAGGCCAACCCAAATCTCGGAAAGACTGTGACGTATGACGTCTACCAACTCGACGTTGAACGAGCCGAAAAGGCTCCTGCCGCCAGGAACGATATTCTGGCGAAACGTTTCGGGATTCCGATGGAGGGTTACACGTACTTCTTCACCTACGAGGAGACTCTGCCTCATCCTGAGCGACGGTTCTGGGGTATGCCTTGTGCTCTTGGCGCCGACCTTTCTCAGGGCGACGACTTCTGTGCATTCACATTCCTCTTCCCACTGCCGAATGGCAAATTTGGGGTGAAGACCCGCAGTTACATCACGTCGCTGACGCTGATGAAGCTTCCGGGGGCGATGCGCCAGAAGTACGAAGAGTTCATCGACGAAGGAAGCCTCCACGTTCTCGAGGGGACCATCCTCGACATGATGGAGGTCTTTGATGACCTGGACCGCCATATCCAGGACCTTGATTATGATGTGCGCGCATTTGGTTTCGACCCCTACAACGCAAAGGAGTTCGTGGCCCGATGGGAAGCGGAGAACGGGCCGTACGGAATCGAAAAGGTCATTCAGGGGGCGAGAACTGAGTCTGTCCCGCTTGGGGAACTAAAGGCTCTTAGTGGCGAACGATTGCTCATATTTGATCAAGGACTCATGACTTTCGCCATGGGTAACGCGATCACCATGGAAGACACCAACGGTAACCGAAAGCTCCTCAAGAAGCGGCAAGAAGCGAAGATCGACAACGTCGCCGCCCTCATGGACGCGTTCGTAGCGTACAAGCTCCACAAGGAAGAGTTCGAGTAGTAAGGAGGTGAAAGTGACAAACTCGGACGACGAGATCACCAAGAGACTTCGGATTGGCCGGTCGGTGGTCTCTGGACTTCTAAGCAGTGACCGATCTTTCGCTCACTATGGCGTAAAGGGAATGCACTGGGGTATTCGGAAAGAAGACAAAACCGGGTCGGGATCTGACGCCTCCACCCAGAAGTGGAAGAAGGCCCACAAGCCTAAGAACCCTTCTGAGGCCGAGGTCAAGCGAAATCTGGCCAAGAACGAGAAGAAGTCTCTCGCCAAGCTGGAAGGCGATGGACCGGCAAAACAGAGCTTCGTAG